ATGAGACGGTTGATACTAATCTTATCGATGATGGTCCTACTGACACATTGCACTAGAGATTTAAAGTTTGATGGTTTTGATCCTGCAACGTCAATGGTAAGATGGATAATGACAAATAATAAAAGTGATAAATAGTTTTTCACATGAAAATTAAAACAGAAAATGATTTTTTAAAACAAGATGATTTTAATAAATTAAAAAATAAAGTTTTAGAGAACAATTTTTTTTATAGTGGTTGTGTGGCTGGAGTGAGCGCTCATGATGATGGTTTTTATTTTACACACGAACTTTTTAATAACTTTACAATCCGTAGTGATTTATTTGATTTAATGATCCCAGTGTTAAATAAAATAAAAGCAAAAGCTTTGTTCAGAGCAAAAATAAATTTGTATCCTAGGACCTCTAAAATAATAGAACATGGTCAACACATAGATACAGATTTTAAATGTAAAGCATTTATATTATCTTTAAACACATGTAACGGTTATACAAAAATAGGAAAAGATACAAAGATACCATCAATAGAAAATCAAGGTATTTTTTTTGAAGGTAATAAATTACATAATAGCACGACCTGTACCGATGAAAATATAAGGCTTAACATAAACTTTAATTATTTTTAATGTGATACCAGAAACAGACAGAGCATATATTGCAGGACTTTTTGATGGAGAGGGCAGTATCTATTACAAAAAAGTTAAAGAGAAGAAAAAGAAACACAAAGGTGAGGGCTATAGAATAGCCAACGCATGGCGCATCAGTATGGAAATAACCATGACGGATAAATCTGTGATTATGTGGGTGCACGAGGTATTGGGGTGTGGAACTTTCAACCACAAGCCACGTAAAGGTCTACGTAAAGACGGCACAAAATTTTTGATGCAATACAAATGGCGATGCACATTTAGAGATGCATACTATGTTTGTTGTTTGATCTGGCCATGGGCGCATACAAAGTTACCAAAAATTATGAAAATTATTGAACATTATAGTGGTAGTGTTAAAACCATGAATGGTAAAGTTATTAATTTACAACAATACAAAGAGGCAATGAGTTTAGAATGATGTTAAAATTTTATTTATGGGTGATGGGTTGGTCTGGTAAAATTAATACCTGGGCATGGCAGAAGCAGGCCTCTATCTTAAAAAAACAACAAAGATTAGAGCACGAAAAGATGGTTAGAAACAAAGAAAACTTTGAATATCTTGAAGAGTTAAAAAGAAAATTATGAAGCCAGACGAAAGACTATCATTGAAAGTTTTAGAAAGTCATTATTATTGGTGTCTCGAGAATGGTAGAGATGTGTCTTGGTATGAAAAAGTGAAGAAAAGAAAAAAATGAAGATGGTTAATTTATTTCCTACCACTATTTATGAGAATCATTATGAAGGTGATCTGACACCATATATTGATAAATGTATGAAATTAAAAGATAAAATTAAATGTGGTGGTAATAACTGGATAAACAAACCTTACAATACCTATAATACATATGACTTATTTAAGGATAAATTTTTTAAAAAATTAATTAATTTTTTTAACGAAAATGTTGAAACATTTAGTAAAGAAATAGGTGCAAAAAAAGTATCTATAAAAACAGGTGGTGGTTGGTTTAATTTATATAATGAAGGGGATAGTCAAGAGTTTCATGACCATAATTTTAATATTATTAGTGGTATATTTTATTTAAAAAGTAATGAAAATGATGCCTCCACTGTGTTTAGATCACCAATTAACGAATTGCCTTCTGATAAATATAATGAAAATAATTTTTATAATTGGAGACATTATAAAATCCAACCTGTTCAAGGTAAACTATTATTGTTTCGTTCAAACATAGAACACTGTGTCGAACGACAGATGATAGATTCTAATAGAATAACGATAGCGGTAAACTATCAATGACAACGATGTATGGACTAGGGATGTTTGGTTATAATATGATTTGTCTGGCGATAGGACTAACGATAATATATTACGTGATAAAGAATATAAAATGATGAACGATAAAGATATAGAAGAATACCACAACATTGGTCGAAAGATAAAGAAAAATGGTAAATATAACTATGTAGATGGTCGACAGATCACGGACCAAGGATCACGGGTCTATGACGTGGCCGGTTACGTGTTGCCGAGTGTCACGACTATATTATCACGGACCAAGGATCAGGAGTTTCTAAAAAATTGGAAGGCAAAGGTCGGCGAGAAAGAGGCCGAACGTATAAAGAATTTATCGAGTGTGAGGGGAACCGCAATGCACAAGTATCTCGAATCATATATTGAAGGAATAGGATACGAGGATTTGACAGATACGGGTAAGCAGGCGAAGTCCATGGCCGAGAAAGTCATAGAGATAGGGCTAGCTCCAGTCGATGAATACTATGGATCGGAGGTCACCATGTATTACCCAGGACTGTACGCAGGCCAGACCGATCTTGTCTGCGTGCACAATGGGAAAGATACCATAGTAGATTTTAAACAATCTAACCGTCCAAAACGGGAGGAGTGGATTGACGATTATAAATTGCAGATCGCAGCATACGCCATGGCTCATGATTATGTGCATGGATCTAGCATAGAACAAGGAGTGATAATGGTATGTACCCCTGACCTATATTATCAAGAGTTCTGTGTTTCGGGGGCTGATTTAAGATCGTGGAAACATAAATTTCTCAAACGATTGGACATGTATCATGACCTAAAATTTGATGAGAAAGAACAAGCAAATGTAAAAATAAAAAAGGAGGATTTTAAAAATGAACAATCAGATTAGAATGGTTCTAATAAAAAGATACGAGGCAGAGATTGAGGACGCAAAGTACAAAATCAAATGCTACAGCGATCAAGAACTTATCATACCAGAGCATCCAGATATCACTGGTGAGGTCGATAAGTTATTAGCCAAGATATCATCTGCTGAGGACAAGATGGCAGTAATGGAGCTACATTATGGCAAGATTAAGGCAAAAGAGATCTTATAATTCGACACCTGGGGTGTCGAATGGGTATCGATTGGGTGTCGCAAAGGTGTCGCAAATTCAGAGTGACACGGGTTTGTTCACTATTTGGACCAAAAAATTCGACACTTGCGATACCCTTGCGATACCCTTGCGAGGGGGGGGGTGTCGAAAAATAAGTGTTGAATGCCAACGCTTATAGCTTAATTTTGACATTTGCGATACCTTTCAAGTTTTTTTTTATTTTTAGCGCATGAAAAAAAAATTTACCTATTTAGGTGTCGAAAATAAAATTGTGTCAAGAATGTGGCAACTGGACTGATTAAGGCACATGTGATAATAAAATTTTATGCCCAAGAAAAGAAGAAAAAGTATCGTTACAATTAGCACTCCCGATTTACCTTATCCTAAAGTCAGAGTGGAGTGGGTGGATTGCACCAGTGACTCTGGCTGGGCTACCGACAAAGAGTTTAACAAAATGAGATTAGCGAAACCTGTTAATGAAGGTTGGCTTTATTCAAAAGACAAAGAGTCTGTAAAACTATTTGCTTCGTATGATAAGGATGAAGATGGTTATGTGTTTGGTGATCGTACTATGATTCCTCGGGCTTGGGTGAAGAAGATTCAGAAGTTATAGTTTTATCCGGAGCCGCAATCAGAGCGTAATCTTCCTCTGTCTTCTTGATTTCTCTATCTAATTCTTCTTTAGTCATGTCTTCTAATTTACCTGTTAATCCCACCGTTCTGTTCCAATACAGACCCTCTACTTGACCTCGTGATCTTTCAGCGTTGTGAGCTGCAGAAAAATTACCTTTTTTAATCGCAAGTTCTTTAATTCGATTTAACTCTGCTATGTGGTTTAGTTTGGTGACTTTGTGTTTTTCTAGCTTTTCTTCCTCTAATTCTTCCATGTATTGAACCACCGCTGGGTAGGTTCTAGGATTAGTAAGATCATACCCGCTTTGATAACTTCTTTTTTCAGTATAACCTGCCATTTTTGCAGCCTCTGATTTACTTAAAGCTTTTCCCGTGTTAGGGTCGCCAAATACCATAAGCTGTGCAAACCTCTTTTGCATTGATGTTAATGATCTTTTTATTGCCATAATTGACAATTTAAAATAACTATCCTATAAAGTCAATAATGTTTGTTAAACATTTACAGGAATACTTAGATCAATTTACTGATGGAAAAAAGGGCAACGCGGTATCCAATGCCACTATCTACATGCAGGTGGGTGGACATCTAGAAGAGGTCAGAAGAATCGAAGTGCAGGAGTCAAATATAATTGGACAAAGTGCTGTCCGTGTTGTATTAAAACCTACGAGATCAAAGTTAATTATCGCGCCTAAGACTCCAGAATAGACGTCCCTAGTTACACCTTGAAACCTGAGAGAAAATTATATGAGAAACTTAAGAGGATATCTAAGGATATCCTATGGACTAGAATTGAAAACCAAAGCCTATCTGGGACTCCTGATCTACTGGGCTATAATGTTAATAGCACCTTTTTCACAATAGAGTTAAAAGTAGCCAAGGGTGATAAAGCTCGCCTGTCCCCTCATCAAGTATCGTTTCATGTCATGCACCCTAAGAATTCTTTTGTGCTTGTGGAGTGGAAGAGTAAACACTTATTGTTTGAGGGCAAACAATCGCTTGCGCTTGTAGATTCTCCGTTGTCATCGCTTGAGCCTGTTGTTGATTCGCTTGAAGATTGTGTGAAGTATTTGTCTAGCCTATAGTTTTATTTTTCTTCATATAGTGTAGGGTAAATAACTACATCAGTATCGTTGCACCATTCTTCATTGATTTCACATCCCCAGTAATTATTATCTAAATCTTCATGCCAAAAAACAACATTTTTATTTTGATCCTCACTCTGTAATCTTTTTATTAAATCTTTTACTTTCATTTTTTATACCATCCTTTATCTTCAATAAGATCACAAATCGTTTTAAATTCTGCCTTACCATCGTGTTGATCTGCGTCCCAACCTTTTGCATTTATTTTACAAATTTCTAAAACTTTTTTAAGCTTATCTTTGTATGGATTAACAACCTCAAATGCTCGGTCATACCCTCGCTCTTCTGCAAGGTCTTCATCTTCTCGTATGTCCAAACCTGCGCTCTCACACTCTTGCATTATACACTCTTCAACTTCATGTTGAGGTGTCATATCGTTTAAACAAAAATAATGTTTTGGTAGTTTCATATTATCCTTTCTGCTCGCTCGCTTGTTGATTAAAAATAAAACTTTTATCTTTATTGAATAATAATGTTTCTAAACTATACCCACATATAGAAATAAAAGTTAAATCTATTAA